TTTTATTGAAAACCCGTTGTTTACCGCCGTAAATATAGTCCCTTCCCCCCCAATCTCTCTGGGAGCCGTTATAATATGCAACTCGTTTCGAATACGAGCTATCAGAACTGCTCGGGCCATCACTGAAATATGCGAGCTTTCTCAACCCTGGAATAATATAAGATGTTCCGACTTCCGTTCCAGCGAGAGGGAATATCTTACAATTTACGAAGTTGTCACTCTCATCATATCCATCACGTAAATAAACTTCTCGTATATTAGAGCGAATCTGCTCATTGATTGCTGTGAAAAAAGTATTATTTAGATATGAATACAAGTTCGTTTCCGAGAAACGAAAACCACGATATGCAGTATAGTCATAGCAGCGTTCATTTGACCATATACCCCATAGTAGAACCCACGTTCCATCAAAGTCATTATTGCCGGAACCCGGGCTCCCCTGCTGCACGATCAAAAACTCAGTCGGCGTGCCGTTCACCTTGATCTTTACGGTGCTGCCCACCGCCATATCACCAAGTCTTGTTGCCATAGTCTATCCTCCTCAAAACTCTACCCTCGACGCCTTCTTGTTCCACACTCCATCAAGTGCCACGCCGTCGAGCGTGTCAAAGGCCGAGACGAAGGAGATACCGTTTACATCTGTGCCATGCACCATCTCCAACAGTTTGATGCGCACGCCGGTAGCCGCAGCGTCCGCAGCCGCGCCGGAGATGGTGAGGGTCTTGTCAGTCTCGATTTTGATAGCGTTGATGCGGTCGCCGGTGGCTTTGGCGTCTGCGGGAGCGCCCTTGACTGTCAGGGTGGGGCCGGTGCTCACTACAGCAGCCGCCTTGTCGGCGCTTTTTTTCGCTTCTTCTGCGGCTAATTCAGCAGCGTCTTTTGCGGTTGACGCAACGGTTGCGGCGGCTTCCGCCTTTTCCCTTGCGATGTCAGCCCCTGCAACATCACTCAGAGTGTTGAGGGTGTTGGCGTTCATTGGAGTCCCCTCGACAACAGGTTCGTCATTACGAATCAAAGTGATGATTTCTGATGTGCCATCAGATTTCATCATAGTCCAACGCCCGGGATATTTTGCCTTTCGGTCAACAAAGTGCATAATAGGGTTCACCTCCGCATATTGTATCTGAACAATAAAGTAAGTGGTCTTTTGCCATCGCTTCAATGTCAGACAAAACTTTTTCTACTTGATTGATAATCGCAAAATGATAACTCAGCGCCTCGGGAGTTTCCGGGGTAGAACTTTTGCCACTGCATTTGGAACGAATGGCTTTCACGTTATCAATCCACCGAGTGGCATCCGCAACGGTCAGATAATCATTGATTGTCCAACCAGCTTCCACAGGAACAGTTAAACCGACCGTCCCTGAAAAAATAAGCTTGCTGTCGTCGCCGTAATAAGCGCTTCCATTTGTAATGTTGACGTAGTCGTTTGCGACAACCCATGATGGCTCGACAGAGGGCGGGTAGAAGTTGTTGGAGGCGGCGAAATAGAGCTGGTATTCGACGCCCTTTTCCAGCGCGAAATCGCCCATGTCCAGCGCCACGTCGTTGTAGCCGCGGATAATGTCGATGAACTTGTCCACTAGGGCGGTCGTGGAGTCGTACTTGCGCAGGACGGTGCGCATCGTGCCCGGCACATAGCCCTTGACACGGAATTCCAGCGAGCGGAGCCGCAGGTCCGCTTTCTTGGCCGTCAGCGGCATGAAAAACTCGAACTTGGCGGGATAAGTGTCCCATGCAGGAATGTCGCCGCTTTCATTTTTCGCAGTAACAACTTGAATGTTTTGCTGTACAATCCTTGCAGAATAAGATGCGCCAACGATTTCAGCAAGTTCTTTGATTCCGTTTTCAATGCGGTTGTAATCGGTGTAGCTGAGCGCACCTTTCATGCCAGAAGCCCATTCTTGCTGCTCCTCTTCTGTCCATGTGCCGGTTCTTGCCTTTGCGGTCAGCTCTTTGACCCGGTCTATATCCGCCTGCGTTCGGTCGGTTATCCATGTTGCCATATTTCGCCTCTTAAAAAATCAGTTTTCCCTCAGCATCAATAGCAAGAGACTTTGGGACGGTAAATGCAGGGTGAACAACATTATCGTACTTACGAGGGGTTTCATCATTGGTGGCGTAGGAAATTGTCTCTGCGTTGGTATTCACTTGTAACGTAGAATCATACACGGCGTATGCATTTACAAGTTTGCTAACTAACAGAGGCCGCCAGTACTTGTTGGCGCTTGAACTTGTGCCAGCAATATCACGAAGCATCTGAAGCGAGTACAGGTAAGGAGTTCTCGTCCAAATAGATCGTCCTCTGCTGGAGCCCTCCATGTCAGAGGCAAGCATCGTTTTCAGGATTCCAGATGCATTTTGCAGGGGAGTGCCCTCGTTGTGCTTATAGCTCGGGCTGCTAGTTGTCCAATTCGGAGCATCAGAGCCTTCCGTGTCGTATCCAAACTCGTGGTGAGAAAGCAGAAAAATGCTTTTTGCCATCGTAGTCACTTTGCTACTGCCAGAATTGCAATAAGAGTCAGAAAAACCGGGAGTATAATAGATAGTCGTCTTGTCGATAGCTTGCTTCTGGGCGGAGCTGAACGAGTTGAAGTACTCTCCGTTGAGCCAGCTGTTTACGCTGCTGCTGGCGTAAGTAGACCATGTAGAGCTCCAAGCCATGATAGCCGCGTAGTGTTTTCGAACCAGAAGAGTTCGCCCGACTCCATTCAGCTCGCTTTCGTAGTCATGTTTTGCAACGATGAACTCGGCCACGTTGCCACCCTCATTCATAAGAACGGTGCTGCCTTCCGCAACATCAAACAGATTGTACGACGCCGTAGCGAAGGAACATTCTGCGGAGACGCCGCCTGCTGAAGCTGTGACAACAGCCTTGCCCGGAGAGTTCCACTTGACTTGGCAGGTGGATTTTCCTTCTGCATTCGTCAGAACGTGAAGGGAGACGATTCCTTCGGGAGAAGCTGCCCAGTTGATTTTAGGAGAGTCAATAGAAGCAGGGGAGAGGGTAGCAGACAAAATAACGGACTCGCCCCATCCAAGCTGTTCGCTGGTATGGTCAAGAGACATAGCCTGAGCATCTGCCATCATGTACCCCTCTACAGTACCTTTGAAACACCCATTGAAAGTGTACTTTACATTGGTTGCCAGCAAGACAGCATCGTAATTGAACTGATGGTGAATCTTTACCATATCAAGAGCATCAATAGTAGGGCTTGCCCGATATGTGAGAGAAGCCTTGCGGCGGTTGGAAAGGACTCCATAAGACTCTGTAAGGGCATTCCTGGATTTTGCAAGGATGTCCTTTGTGAGCATAACATTGCTCAAAGTCTGGCTGACGCCTTTGCCCGAAGGGCTTTCGGGATAAGCGTAGGTAACGCCACCTGCGGTGGTCACCACGTTGAGCATATTTTGAGCAAAGGTGATTTCCGGCCAAGAATAATTGTTCAGTACTGGAATGTCCAACACGGGATTGGATGTATCGGCTCCGTAGACTCTGTTAATTTTTATCACGCCATCACGAGTCTGGTACAAAGCCATTCCAGCAGCGTTTGCCGCAAGCTGCAAAATATCGGAATTGTGATAAGTAGACTCATCGCTTGTAATGTCGGTGGAGTAATCTTTCAGTTCATCCGAAATATCGAAGGTAATTTCATCCGCTTCCAACAGCTCCAAGGCATCGTAGCACATCTCATAGAGCGTGCCGTATTTTCTTCCGGTGTACTTCGTGCTGGATAGATACAGGAAAGCGTCTCGCGCCTGAAAGGACGCCTCAATGCTGTTGGCGGGGACGCTCCACTCCGACAGGAAGAACATTCCTCCGCTTACCCATTCGGTCTTTCCGTCAACATCCATTCCATAACGAACGGTGACAGGCTGGCGCTCATAGATGTACTTGTAAATTCCTTGAGGGTTTACGGAGTCCCATGTGCGGTCGCTGTTGTCGAGGCTAAAGGAAATCGACTCCTGAGAAAGCTGCCCGGAGATAGGGTCTCTGGCAGAAGAATGGCTGTAAGACAAGATTTTGGTCTTGTCAAATACCAGATACCTTCCGATTTTCACTTGCTCGATCCTTACTCTTCGGTCGGGGAGACACCACTTTAGAACTTCAATCTCTACGGCATCAAACCCGGAAAGCTCAGCCTCAACATCAGAACGGACGGATTTGTTTCCGTTCACGGTCACAGTTTTTAGCTTGCTAGTTCCAAGGTATGCGCTGACCGAAAAATCCGTGGCGTACTCCCCGAATACTGTAGACCAGCAAATCGAAACGCCAGGAACGGAGGACTTGTTTTCACTTGGAAGTTCAAGCCGGATAACAGGATGGTTTGAATCGTCAAAAATCTCGGCACTCAAAAAACCAGTAGTTCCATACGGAGGAGAAGAAGGGACGATGCTACAGCTTCCATCAAGAACAGTAAGATTGGGCTCTCCTGTAGAATACCTCGAAATGAAAGCGTTATCAGAAAGTGCAATATTATGAAAGGTGGAGAACGGGGCTGCCGATGACGTGACGATGGTAGCTTTTTTATTGATGCCTGGCTCAGTGATTCCGCAGGTAATCTCCACAAAAGATTCCGGGACGAGGGTTTCATTAAATTTCTCTTTCCACTTATCGGAGACTTCAACCATGTATCATACCTCCACAAGAGAAAGTTTGCACCCTATCCACCCCATCACACCACCGGTTTTCGGCCCTCTACGCCACATGCCGCCGGTGCGGTCGGAGACATACATCTGACGGGTGGTATAACCGGCTGTAGCTTGGTTATAGAATTTAACGGTGCAGTAAAAATTTGTAGTGAAAAGGCTCAAGATGTCGGCCCACTGCCGCGCAGTGAGGTAGTTCCATGACATGGAGACTTTTGCTACATCATGTCGCACGACAGCGCCAACAACTTTACCCTGGACATTTCGTCCAGAGTCCACAATCGTGCTAGTCGTTCCTTCATAAGAGGAGGGTTCCGGCAACTCTACGCCGTTCACCGTAACCAGTGCAGGAATATTGGCCATCTGAACCATCCTTTCTTAGTAAGAGTAAACTTCAGTACCCATAATGGACATGCCACGTTCTTTCTGCGTTTTTTCAACGGAAGCAGTGAGCTGCTTGCCATCAAGGTAAACTTTCACGTCCCTGCCATCAGAAATTTCCTCTCCGTAGCGCTGCCATATATCGAGGAATGCATTGTAGCAGCCGTTGTACACAGCATCTCTCATCTCTTCGGAGTTTCCTCCGGCCGCAGAATAGGTTCCGCTGTAAGAAGAGCTAGACGTCGAGGAATTATAGCTGGAGCTTCCGACGTACTGAGATGTATCGCTGTAACTGCCGGTAGACCGGCTGCCGCCAAGTTTCGACACGATGCCAGCAATCGCAACTCCAAGGGTTGCGGCGGCGGCAAGGGCCACGATGCCAGCTGGAATGCCAAAAATCGTAGCACTGAGGGCAGCACCCACAGCAGAAAGCATTCCTGCCACTGCGGTTCCGATGGTGCTTACCAGACTTGCAAACCCGGCAAAAATCGTCGGGAAAGAGCTGAGTAAACCACCAGAGAGCGCCGCACTGATGGCTTTAGCTGCCGTTGCGAGAGGAGACTTCACGTTTCCGAAAGCCTGCGTAATGCCGGAAAGCATCGTCTGAGTTTCAGCGGAAACCTTTCCAAAGTTTTGGGTCAGATTGTTCACCAGATTTTTCCCAATGGTAGCAGCGGTGTTCAGCAGAGAAGAAGCTTGGCTTTTCAGTTCTTTGCTCAGCCTGCCAAGCAAATCGTTTGCAACGGACTTGACGCGTTTACGTTGCTCATCGCCCATAGCGCCCCAGATGGAAGCAGCAATGGTAGTGCCGACTGTTTTCCAGTCGCCACTCTGCGCGGCCTGAATGAAAGTTTGCACTGTGCCGAAGAAGTTGGTCTTGAGGTTGTTGTCAAGCTCAGACCACTTGGAATCCAGTCCGGAAATGATTCCGTTGACGTAGCTTGTGCCGCAGTCAATGCCATAGCTCGCCATCTCTTCGCCTTTGACCTTGGTGGCGTCTACGAGTTTATTCATAGCATCGTTGACGTAACCGAGAGAACCAGTGATCCCGTTTGCAAGGCCCTGGTCGATGTAACCGCCAAATAGCTCAAAGAGCTTGGAAGGAGAGTGAATTTCGGTTTCAGTGGTAAACTTATCAATGATGGCTTTTGCAAGACCGCTAACGGTTTTCTTTGCGTTCTCAATGCCATTGTTGATACCATCAATCAAGCCCTGAACGATGTTTTTGCCATAGTCCAAAAATTTAGCAGGGAGATTTTTGATTGTATCAACCAAACTGTTCCAAGCCTTGTCCCAGTTTTCTTTGAATCCGGCCCACTTCTGGTTCCACCACTCGCCAACACCTACAAACCACTGCTTCAAGCCTGCACTCGCTTGGTCAAGCGCCTGAATTGGATGCTGAACAAACCCGGGAAGGCTTTCCCACGCGGTCTGAAAATTGGTCTTAAAGCCTTCCCACTTTTCATTCCACCATTCGCCGACACCAACGAACCATTGTTTAAATTCGGCGCTCATTTTATCAAGTTGAGAAGTGATTTTATCCCAATTTTGATAGATGGCAATTCCAACGTCGGTCATTGCACCAACAATCAGGCCGATCAAAGCGCCGATACCCGTACCGATTGGGCCGCCAAGAGAGCCGATGATTGCGCCAATGCCTGTGCCAGCCATTGTCGAGCCAAGCGGAATCAAAATTCCGTTTAACGTGTTTAAGCCATTTTTGACAGCATCGTAAACGCCCGTTACAAACATAGGTACGCCGGTTACCACTCCACCAACTGCTGCTCCAATAATCGCGCCAGCAGTAGAGCCGCCAGCCGCTTTAATGGCCGCTCCGACAGCGGTATTTCCAAAGCCGGTCACGATAAACTGAGCAATTCCTTTACCGAGAATGGCTGCGCCTGTAGTTCCAATCAAAGCGCCAAGAACAATTTCAGCGAAATTCTTTCCATTTACGCCGTTTTCAATCGCATCTTTAATACCTGTAATCTCAAGGACGATGCCCACTGTAAAAACACCAAGACCCAAAACAATGGATTTCAGTGCGTTCATTTTGGAGATAGCGTCCACAATATCCGTAATAAGATTTGTGAGTTTCCAAGCGGCAAGGGCAGTTGCTACAGTCGCTATAAGAGGAAGCATACTTTTTATTTTCTGCTTCATCTCATCAATAGATGTGCCAACATAGTTCTTGAACATATCGTAGCCGGACAGGTCTACATCGCCCAAGATGTTGCCAGCAGATGCACCGCTGCCAGAGCCAGAGCTTCCCTGCGTTGGGTCGATGATGTTGAGTTCATCAAAACCCATCGTGTAGTCCTTGAGGGCTTTGGCGGCTTTCTTGGTGGAGTCTGCCGTGTCATCCATTGCGTCACCGATGCCGCCAACGCTATTAGCGCTCTTGGTGAAATCAGTAAACACGACCTTCACACCCATCAGCTTTGCCACCCACTCAACGAACTCTCGAATGAGCTGCACGGCGGCAATCAGCGGGGGAAGAATGGATTTCAGGGCAGGGTAGAGCAGAGAACCAACGGACTTTGCCAGCATATCCAGCTGGGCTTTCAGGATCTTAATCTGATTCGCAGGGCTCTGGATGGTCTGCGCAAGGTTGCCCTGCACATTGGCAGTCTGCTTCATAATGGCGATATAACGCAGAACCGCCTTATCTGCCTGAGACAGGCTAGAAACCTGCTTGTTAAAGCCCAAGGCAAGAAGTTCCTGCTGTAACCGCGCCTGAGACAAATCAACGCCAAGACGGCGAATAGGTTCAATCTCGCCAGAGATAGCAGAGGACATTGCGGTAAAGGTTTCAGCAACATCCTTGTTCCAATAAGAACCTTCATCATAGGCAAGCTGGGTCAAATTCTTAGAAAGAACGTAAGCCTTGTCGCTAGCCAAACCAAACGAAGTACCAAGGCTCTGAATAGTAGCCATGTAAGTCATTGCTTTGGTCGGGTCGACACCAAGCAGGCCTTGCATCTTGCTAATAAGCGTATCTGCTTCACCGCTCAAATTGCCCATAGCATTATGAAACAGGTCTGTCGCTTCGTAAAAGTCATTGAATTTCGCAACAGCTTTGCCAAGATACTCAGCAATAGCTTTCAGCGAAACCAGCTTTTTCGCAGACAGCATGAAGCCATTCAGCTGGTTGGACAGGCTGAGATAGCTTTTTTTCTGTCGTTCGTTGGCAGCAGTCACACGGTTTGCCTGTGTGACTACCTTGCTCAACTGCGGCGGCAGCTTTGCAAAAGCGTTGCCAACCTTGTCAAGCCGAGATGCAAGGGGAGTAAGGGCGGCAGAAATCTTCTGACAAGAGCTTGCAAAAGAATCAAGGTCTGTTGCTTTCAGCTTGTCGGTCAGATCAGGAACCTTTCCGATTGCATTGAAAGCGCTGCCAAGAGCTTTAAGGTTTGATGCGTCCAAAATAGACAGCGGAGCCAAAGCGTTGGTGAACTGAGTAATGCTGCCGGACATGGAGTAGAAGTCTACACCATTCAAGCCGGACACGGCAGCAGGGATTTTCTTGATGGCGTTGACAACGCTGTTAATGCTTTTTACACTGCCGGAAAAGTTTGCATTGCCGATGCCATTCAGAAAATTCGTAATGTTGTCCAGCCCGGACATTCCAGCGGATGACTGTTTCAGTGTTGCAATGGAACCAGCCAGCTTGTCAAGGCTGTTTACAACCTTCGTGACGTTTCCTTTCGTCCGCAAATTAGAAATGGCGGTAGAGAGCTTGTCGATATTAAGCTCTGCACCCTGCGATTCCGCAGAAATCTCTACGGATAAGCTCGTAATATCAACATCAGCCATCACTACCACCATCACTTTCCATCATAGAGAACATCATTCTCTTGATTCGTTCCTGCGCCTCAACTGCGCGTTGGTATTCATACTCGTCTTTCTCCTTTTGGGTAAGGGGAATCGGTCTATCCATGTACTTGATGAGGCTAGACCCTTTCTTTCGGAACATATTGCCAACCGTAGAGGAAAGCGCAGATGCCATGTAAAAGCCATTTCTCCACGCTTCCGTGTTGGCTCTGCGTTCCCGTAGCTCCTCTGCGTCACGGTAGACCTTCGCCAGCCAGACATCGCCGTGCCAGAACTGGTCGTAGGTCATGCCGATGGAGATATAATAGGCTTCTACATCGTGGAACAGCTTGGAGAAGGAAAACGGTTCCCTCTCTCCGTCTGGTTCCTGAGATTGTGCGGTTACACAATCTCCCACGTTGCGTTTTTTGCGGTCTTGTCCTCAGTGTCAGTTGCCAGCAGGGACTTAGAAGCGTCCATAAACATCTCAAGCAGAACGCCCATCAGGTCTTCCTTATCCTCGATGTGCTGGAACATCTCGTCCACAACCTTGCGCTTGATGCCCTTGTTCCGTGCGATGAAAGCGCCGTAGAACAGAGCGCGAGAGTTGGACAGCAGATTGGTCATCTGGGTGTACTGGCCAATCTGAAAACCTGCACGTTCGGTAGCTTCCACGCTGTCACGGGTGAAGGTCAGCTCGTAAGTGTTCTTACCATCGGGGGAATGAAAGTTGATAACCTTAGCAGCCATAATAAATGCTCTCCTTTATAAATAGGGGCAGAACCAAATCCGTTGTTCAGTTCTGCCCGGTTCGATTGATTCGATTTTTACGGTTTAGCCGCCGTTGACAGTCAGGGTCTCGCTGAACTCAGGCTTCTTGGTGAAGATGCAGTTGATGGTCATTTCCACAACCTCGTCCACACCGAAGCCGGACAGACCGACCTGATGCATACCCTGCCAAGTGAAGCCGGAACCGTCCTGCATCTTCAGGGCGTAATACTTCACGGTGTTGCTCTCGGAAGTCTCATCGTAGCCAGCTTCCTTGACCTTCTTGTAGTCAGTCTTGTTGTAGTTGGCAGTAAAGGACTTGGTGTCACTCTGGATAATGCCGAAGATGTTGACCTGCATAGGGTCAGACAAGGTGGTGGCGTCCAGAAGATTCGGCTCGGAGATCAGGTCGGGCACATCCTTGATGTCGCACAGCTTCGTTAGAGCGGTTGCGCTGTCGCCACAATACAGGGTGGTATTCAGACCGGAGATAGCAGTACTCATAGAATGTTTACCTCCTTAGTTTCGGTAAATCATTCCGTCCTCTCCGATTGTTGCCCCATAGCTGCAATCAATCCGATAGACGGAATTGTTGTACAGCCCATTCAACGGGGCAAACGATTTGCGATAAAATTTCAGCGGTTCAAGAACAGAATCCACAATTCCAACAATGGAACGTGCTTCTGCAATGCGCCCGGTGTTCTTGTTAGAGTAGACACGCACACGCAGGGAAACGGCAGCGTACTTGCTGTGACCGGCAGAATCAATGTGCACAGGAAGATTGCTGTTTTCCTCTATCTGCACACACGGAAACTTCTTGACGTTGCTGTCATTGATTTCACCAGTGACGAAAATGCCGGGGACTTGCTTTCGCAGTTCCTTAGCAACAGCCGTGAAGATAGAATTGAAATAATCGATCAACTATTCCAAACCTCCCTCCACGTTGCTTCGACTTGAGAAGCCATTTCCTCAACAGCTCCCCACATAGCCATAGCTGGTTCGTTACCATCGGTGTAATTCAACTGGCCTTTACCATCCACCTGTTTAACAGGCGTTCCAGCATTGCCAGATTCGCCGTAGTAGTACCACCTGCGGTTTGCGCCTTGCCCTTTGCCGTAGGAACCATGCGCACCAACACCGGGCGGCAACTCACCACCATATCCGTTGTGATGCGCGCCAGTGCCAAACTCGATAAAGGCAACTGCCTTGCCCTCTGCAATGATGGTGCAGGTGTTCCCGTTTTGCTCAACACGGCAAGAGACATCGTTGTTACCGGCATATTCTGCATTGGCAAAGCGAACTTTCGCCACATCAAGCCCTTTGTCAGCCAACGCCTTTGCAAACTCCTGCGCCTTTTTGTTCAGGGTGGTCTTGTACTCCTGTATCTGACGTTCCGCATCACGAAGTCCGGCATCGCTCAGCCTCACTTTAATTTTCACTTGCAGCCACCTCTTTCAGCGCATACAGCGTGTCTGTAATATGCTCTGCGACCTTGACCACAGTGTAATTGAAAGGCTTTGAAACGTCCGTTTGAAACCAGACGTGTGTACCTTCGTAAAGCGGTGTGTTGCGCTTTTTGCTCGACGAACTGACAACATAGCTGTAATCCGTGAACGCCCCAAAAGGGCTTGCTTCAGCAGAACCAGCAGGCGGGCTGACGTTCAACATCAGCTTTGCAGGGTCACTCCACGTCTGCGATGTCTCGCCAGTTTCATTTCCCCATTCGTCCACAACAGGTTCTTTCTCGCCGATGGGGTTTGAATACCAAAGCGGGCGCTTGTCCAGAGGGCTTCCATTGAACATCAGCCGATAACACCTACTCTCGGAACCACTTCGTTCAGCAGGGACTGCGCCACATCGGAGCTTTCCCACACACGAGTGATACCGTTGTTGGTATAGCTCGTCTGTCCGTTTGCGCCGATGTGGTTGTACAGTTCCGCTGCAATGCGTATCTGCAACGACTGATACTGCGAGGGCAACTCGTCCGGTTTGTTGCCGAAAGGGTAACCCTGCGCAAATATCTTGTCTTTGGCAAAATCAAGCAGCAGGTCGAAGAGTGGGTAGTCCTCGTCCGTGACTTCACGGTCAAGTGCAGGAGCAATGTACCGCCCCAGCTTGACTGCCGCTTCGGAATACTGGTCTCCCATGCTGCTTTCCTCCTTTCGCCTTAGTAAGCCTTGATGCAGTACACAGCGTCCATGCGCTCAAAGGATGGCAGGACGATTTCGGAAGCAATAATGTCGGTGCTGACAGGATGGGCTTCCTGCTTTGTAGTAATGGCAACACCGGTGTTCACAACGGAGACCTGTGCGTTGGAAATGCCAGCCATCAGGTCAACCTCTTCCGGGGTCGCAACGTAGTACATATTGCCCAGAGAACCAGAAGGAGCCAGCACAACATAGCCATCAGGCAGATACTTCTCGGCGGCAGCGGTCTCTTCCGGCTTGAACATCTTGTCATACAGGTGGATGCGGATGCCGGATGCGCTTTCAACAACGGAACGTGCTTCGGAATCAACCAGAACGGCGGTAGTGGTCTTCATGACCGTCAGGAACCGGTTCTTGATTTCATCCGCAGCAATCATCTTGTGGAAGGTGTTCGTATTCATGTAGGCTTCGGCAATGACTTCGCCAGTGTTCGCAAGAACAGTGTTTGCGGCAGTAGTCATCGTGGCGATGGGGGTTGCAGTGGTAGGAGCATCCCACTTCTCCTTGGTAGTCAGAGCCTTGTAATTGGACTGCTGCCAAGTACCATCCGGGTCATAATCATAGACGTAGCTCACGCCGTTAGATTCGATAGAAATGCCGGGCTCGCCATTCTTGGGAGCCAGAAGCTGCCATACCATGCGCTCAGGAACGATGCGAGCACCAGTGATAAGCTGTGCAGTATCGTCGTAGACACGATTGATAACATCTGCTGCAAACTCCTGATTGGTAGCCAAAACAGAAATGATCTTGCGACGGTCGCTCTCGTCGATATGCACACCCTCACGGAAGAAGGGCATATTCGTCTCCGTCACCTGAATACCTTTACGGGTACGGAACGTAGCCTTAGTGTCGAACACGCTAGGCTTCAGCGAAACGCCAACGCCCTTGTGACCACGCAGCCACTTCAGTTCCATACTGACTTTCTTACGGGCAGGGAACAAAGCATCGGAAGCATAAGGCTGCGCATTGGTCGGGTCATTCGTCCAATAGGCGGCAATCGCAGCGGGGGAGAAGATTTCATTCAGATTCAGTGCCATAATTTAGTCCTCCTTACTCGCTCTTTGCGCCAACATCAGTACGGCAGAAAACGGCAGGAACAGCCTTTTTCAGAGCGGCAATATCGTTTGCAGAATAGGTAAAGCCGGACAGCTTTGCCTTGTCCACATCAATAACGCCCTGAATCAGCAGCGCGCCATTGGGGTTGACGGCGGGGTCAACGGTGTGCAGCAGAATGCCAACGGAATCGGTAGCTGCGTCAGCAGCGCTAGTGCCAGTAGTGGCAGCAGCTTTCAGGCCAGTCTTTGCCATAGGATAACCAGCCGGAACAGCGTTGGTTTCCTTGACGGTAAAGGGAATGGCAACGTAGGTATCAGCAGCCAGAATAGTGCTTTCAGGAGCCGATACCGGAGTATTGGTGTACTTCATGTTTTCCTCCTTAATGGAAAGCAGTCATTGCGTCACTCGATGTCTTGTTTGCGTCTGCACGCTCCTGTGCGAATCGTTTAGCAAAGGCAACACCTACGCTATCTGCGCTGTTACCATTGCCATCCGCACCCGGAGGTGTGGGCATATCCTTCAGCAGAGAAGCCTTGTATGCGGTGTCATGGGCGGTCATAAACTCCGACTGGAACTTAAACACCTTGTCCATGTCGCCGTCAGCCAGCGCGGATGCAGCCTTGCCAGCCAGTTCAGCGTCATAACCCTGTGCAACGAACTTCTCACGGTAAGATGCACGGGTCTTTTCCTTGACGAGGTTCTCCTTGTCGGCAGTCAGGGCTTCAATCTGCTTCTGCATTTCTGCCAGCTTGTCAGCCTGTTCCTGTGCGGCGTTCTCGTCATCAGTACGCTTTGCTTTGAGCTGCTTCTTGTACTCCGCAGCTTCGCCATTGGCTTTCGTCACGGCGTTACGCAGCTTCTCGACCTCTGCGCTGGGGTCTGCAACCTTTTCAAGCGCAGAAATGATTTCATCGGCGGTCATGCCCTCTTTGTAGGCATCACCAAGCAACACATTGAGTTTCATATCGTTAATTTCCTCCTGCGTTTTTTTACCGTTGCTTCCCTGCAACGCTGCGAAATTTGTATCCCGGCTTCCCTGCCGGAATATATCAGCCCGCTTATGCGGATTGATTTTTAGTTGATTAGTTCCCCTGCGCCGTTGTAAACCAGTTCTGCTTTCGCAACATCAGGAGCAGCGAAAACGGTCGGAACAAGATAGACCGGAACGCCATACAACTTTGCAGCGTCAATTTCTACAGTGCAGCCGTTATACTGAAAGGCGTTATCGCCGCAAATGCCGATAAAATAATCAGCCTGTGCGAGAAGCTCAATGCTCTTGCCAAGATACCAAAGTCCTTCAGTTCTGCACTTAGGTGGGTTATCTTCGATATAAGTTGGGATAATCTCAAGGCTTTCGCCGTACACTGCTTCGGCAATCTTGTGCAAACGGTCAAACGTCATCCGAATATTTTCTTCCGACCGATTCTTCATCGGGCAGGAAATAAACAGCTTCTTCATTTTTGCTCTCCTTCCTTTGCATTAGCCTGTTCTCCAACCATTTTGTCGTTGTCAGCAATATGGTCTGTGGGCTGTTTCTGCGGCTTCGGTGCTTTCCCGTCCTCTCCCAGCTTGCCAGCGACAATCAGGAACGGCTTGCTCATTTCGTAAGCAGCCTGTGGGTCAGGGAACAGACCGGGTGTAGTGAACGCCAACTGCGGGTCAATCGGCTGCTGAATCATCTGTGCGAAAATCTGAACCTTGCTCTGCTGGTTGTCGTACTGGCGGCGTGGCAGTTTGATGTTGATGTCACTTGCCATCAGCTTAGAACCAGCCGTATCACGCAAGATTTTCAGCATTACAGACAGGCTCTGACGTTCAGCATACTTGAACATATTCTCGTACTGCTGCGCCCTTGCTTCGGTATGATTCCAGCCGTTGCGGACAATGACTGCGCCCACGTTGTCGGACGTTGCGTTCTCGCTGCCAGTGGCACTAGGCATGGCAGTCAGACTGCGGTACACGTTCAACATGGAATCAATTAAAATCTGCGTTTGCTGCTGGTTCAGCTCGTTTGCAAGCTGTTTTACATCGGCGGCAAGTCCGGAAGTAGACTTAATTGACATTGCGCCCATAGCCTTAACAGCTTCCAACGCTTCTTTATCAACAAGACAGTTAATAAAGACCATGATGGATTGGATGAACTGCTCTACGCCATCGAGACGATTGCTCTCCAAAAGATTGATGGCATCCAGCACAGGGATAGCCGGTTCAAACAAACCCATACGCTCCGGGTTTAGCTTGTATTCGACCATCGGCAGCATTCCAAGGGAATGGTTCTCCGTTTTCGTAACCTTGCCGTTGTCTATTTCAAAGTACTGGTTTGGCGTATACACGCAAATCAGGTCGTTCAGGTCATTCTGATAATTGCGTGGGATGTGCAGAACATTGGCGATGGGCTTGTGGCCGATGCCGGAGTTGTAAATCACATACGCCATGTCCGGGTCGGGAACATCCACCAACAGGGGCGTTTCGTCCGGGTAATTGCCGTTGTACCCCTTGTCAGGAAGGACAATGCGGTATCCCTGTCCGCACTCCAACATCCACTGCCAGAGCCGCCGATCAAGTGCATCCTTGCCCTCATACTGCAAAGCGTTGGACAGGCGGGCGATTTCCTCACCGTCCCCTGTTGCAGTTTCAGACCGCACATAAGAGCAAGGAGTGCCGCTCATGTAGCCTGTGTAGAAGCCTACGCACTCGTTGGCGTGGTTCTCTACAATGCGGTTGGTGATTTCAGCGTGGTATTCCTTCGTGCGGTGGAGGACAGGCTGACTACCCAAGTAGTAGTTGTGCAGAAAGCGAATCTCGTTCTTGTTCAGCAGATGAATAGGCTCTGCCTTGCCCATGACCACTTTCAGCACGTTTGTCCGATTGATTTCCGTCTCCGGCGTTTCAATCGGTCTGCGTCCAGTCAGCGGCTCATTCAAAAAGCCGCCAACAACCATCTGATACTCAGCCATGCGTTCCTCCTTTCCGGCAAAATAAAAAGCGCAGCAAGACAAACCTGTTAAGGTCTATCTCACTGCGCCAAAACTGCGCTTCAAAAGCTATTTACTTTTCCGGTGGATGGATAATTTTTACCCATCCTTCCCTTGTGTCTCCTTCGATAACGCCCTTGCATCTGTCGCACTTGAAATGGTATCGTCCGTCTACTTCGCCAAGATAGCGGTTGCAACGGACGTTCTTATAGATAGGGTTCTGCCTGATACAAGGGCAACAGATTCTAACTAGCATGAGCGCTCCTTTCGTTGGATTTCTGGAAACAGGCTGTTGAGCACAGACCTGTTGGAAGCTACTGGGAAACTGTTCGCACTACCAGTCATGCTAGGCTCTGACTTGTCGGGTGTCAAAAGCCACGATTGCCCCGACTGGAGCAAATCGCTGATGGACACAAAGGATGGATTTGAACCACCGACCTTCGGGCTATAAACCCGACGAGCTACAAGACTGCTCTACTCTGTGTTATGTACCCGGCTTAATTTACCGTTGCTCGATGAAATGAGAAATAGCCTGAAACTCATTTCATCGAGAGCCGGGAATAACGGGGGAGGTTGTCATAAGGAGAATTTTCCCATGCAATCCTTGGAGAATCGTTGTGCTGCGTAACGGAATTGAACCGTCGCTCGCCAGAAGAGGGGGAATATTCTGGCATTCCCAACCAGCAGGGAACGCAACATATAAACCCGGCGAATGGAAAGAGTGAAAAGCATTCGCCGGTAAAGGAGGAATATGCTCGTTGGCACGCAAGCGAGTAAAAATGGCAAAACCTCGCCATGTCGGGCTATTCCCTAGAGGAAGCTGCAAAACTTCCTGTGTACATTATAAGCGTTATCAAGTGGTAAAATCAAATAAATAGACCCAGCGAACACAATATATTGTGTTTTTAATCAAAATGGCCTCTTGACAGGCTCGATTTTACTGATTCCGTTGTAAAGTTCATCGGCAAGCTGTGCCAGACTGTCCGGTGCATCATCGTGCGGAACTTTGCCAAGCTGCGTGAACATCGTCACTTGCTCCATGAATGCTTTGTACTCTTTCGACTGGTGTTTCTCGTCAAGGAAGTAGAACCGCTTGATGTCCGGCGCATACTGGATGATTCTGGACAGCTTGCTTTGACCGCTGGGTGCACGCTGGCTGCGGACAGAGCAGTGATAGCCATGCTGCCGGAGCTGGCTGTCCACTACGTCCCAGTATTCATCACCGCCGTTGTTGGCTTCGCCACGCACCACATTGATTTTGTGCTGGATGATTTTGCCCACGACTTCCGGTCTGGTCACGGTCTTATCGCCGTTATTGAACACAAGGTCAGGGATAAACACGGCATCACCATACACATAGGCGATAGGGCAAGCGGTGAAGTCCCCGCCGCCCCATGCAATATCCATGACCATGAGCTTCCGATCAGGCTCTCCATCAGGCAGAACGCCGTTAAAATACCGAAGCTCATCCGCAGGAAAAAGCAGACCTTCACGCACATAGGGCTTACCCATGTACTTTGCCCACCATGTTGCGTCGTCAATGCTGGCTTTCATATCGGCATAGTAGGCATCGTCAAAGCCAACGCCATAGTCATAATTGAAATTGCTGTGTCCGTTTTCGTCCACCGCAGGAATTACCCGGAATCTGTACTTTGGATTGTCCGCGTACTGGTTCTGTATGCGACCCAGAGGGTCAAGCACGTTCCAACGTGTACCGACCATCAGCTCCAATGCGCCCTGCTTTTTACGGTCTTTTAGCTGGTTCAGGTAGGCATCATACTTGTTGTTCAGACGCTCAACGTTCAGGCTTTCCTCCAAGTCCTCAATCAAGTCATCGCTGTACAGAACGCCGCCCTCGCCGATTTCAACTGCGCCGGTCAGCGTGCCGCCAATAGAGCGGCAAGTAAGGGTGGGGAAGCGCTTCTTTCGGTTCAGGTCAACGCTTTCGTCCTTTGCGCTCTTGTCTACAAGCTGAACATCAGGGAAGATTTTGCCCCAGTTATAGGTAACGGGGTCAGTGATGATAGACAGAACTTCGCCGTAGAAGCCATTGGTCAACTTGTCGGAATGTCCGCTCATGACCGATGCAACGTCCGGGCGGTTGCCCATCAGCCATGTGATAAAAAATATACAGAGCGTACTTTTTCCGGTTCTCGGGGGCTGGCTAACCCCAAGAAATTCTACACGATGGAAAAACAAGTCCTCTAGGTCACGAACCAGCGTCAGAAGCACCTTTCTTCGTGGCTGATAGAACTTCTTCTCCGGCGCACGGTTCCATTCAAGGTAGATGCAATAGCTGTCGAACACGTCTTTTGCTTCAAACAGGTACGTCCGACTGATAATGTCATAAGCCTTCGCCACGTCCTCGCCTGTTTTCATCTTTCCCATCATGGCTGCGCAGACAGAGCGCAGCTCACCAGAGTATTTGTAGGCATCAAACCGCTTGTCTTGCGGCAAAGCGTCTCTCAGGTTCACCACCGCCTGAAACCAGTCCTCGTAGACCTGCGCTTCTGTCGGATTCTGCTTTGCATACGTTTTGATGCTGTCAATGATGGCGATACACTGTTTTGGCTGCATAAAAAATAGGCACCCCCTACCTGAAAATGTAAAGAGTGCCTACAACTGCACAAAAATTAAATATTCGGATTTATAATTTTATTTCAGAAAATTATTTGCTAAAATCCACCTTAATAAATGGGTCGCTCAGTTTATTTGACTTCTTCTGCAAGCTGGTTGAGCCTGCGTTTCAACTCGTTTGCATCATAGTACAAAGCGTCTGCAATGGCATTGAGAATGTCGGGCTTGTCGGTGTAATCGCACAGTGTTTCAATGAGTTTCAGGCTCTGTTCTGACAATTTTACGGGTTTCATGCTTTATTCCTTTCTCTGACTATGTAAAGTAGGTTTTGGTTGTTCGTCTCCTAGCATCAGCTTATAGCGGAGATACTTTTCGATAATACTGTGTCTTTCTGCCAGTGTACCGTAAATAAAGACGAGAGCATCTTTAGCAGCATCGTATTCATTCGGAAAAATAACCATTTCCTCGTTTGCAAAGGTCACGGTGCAGTTTTCCGAATGACAGGCTTCCAAAAACCTCTTGATTTCAAGGAATCCTCCAAAGTCAAGCATAGACCGTAGCGTGATGCTTCCGTTCTTAACAATCAGTTCTTCTCCTTGCATATTATCCAGCCTTTCTCTGTTCAGCAATCCGATACCATGTCTGGCGGGTCACACCAAGCTGTTTGGCGGCGTCCGTGACCGTGAGAATACGCTTCTCCACCTGCTCGTGAAGAACGTCAAAGAGGTTTCGGTCATACTCGGTGGGTTTGCGGCCTTCCCTGTAATCGGGGCGCTGACTGGCAATCTTCTTGCCCTCTCTGGTACGCTCAACAATCATGTCACGCTCAAACTGGGCAAACACAAGGAACATACCTCTCATAGCCCTACTAGCAGGGGTGTTGTCCATCACGCCAAGATTCAGCACGTTCACCCGGATTCCTTTTTCAATCCATGAATCAATCAGTTCATACCCGCCGACAAGGCTTCTGGCGACACGATCTAGCTTTGTCACAACGATTGTATCGCCGCTCTGGACTTCCGCTTCCAGCTTGTCCAGTTCCTTACGTTCCATTTTAGTGCCGGTATATACCTCTTTGAAAATCTTAGTTGCGCCAGCGGCCTTGAGGGCTTCTTCCTGCGATTCAAGACTGTTGCCGTCAATCGCCTGTCCAGCGGAACTGACACGAGCATAACCGTAAATCATTCAGAATCACCGTCCTTTACTCTATGTCTATGCCTTCGCAATTTTTGAACTGTGCATCACGAGGGACAACTACAATTTTATAGCCCATCATATTCAGCATTTCGTTTAGCTTATTAACGCTAATATTTTTTTGAGAAAGACGTTCGCTTAAAGTTGGCTGTTTAATTTTAAGCCTGCTACAAAGCTCCGCTTGCTTTATGTCTTCTTTTCTCATAACTTCTTTTACTGCTTCTCCTGCTTTCATTTTGCGCCCTCTCTTTCTTGATGCCATTATATCAGATGAACCCTATAAAATCAAGACATTTCTGATATTTCCAATATTTTCCAGATAGCGCCCTTTATATTATATATAAATATACTCTAGTATGTATTTATACATACTAGAGTAGTATAGGAATGTTTACTTAGTTAATCACAATCAGGTAGAAAATTTTCTATAATAAGGAGTAATTCTGCCGAACTTCATTTCCGTAAAACTTTGGGTCTTGACAAGCATATTTTCACGATTTATACTTGTTCCAGCGAAAGCGAGGTGATAGGCTTGGCAAGACGAGCAGAAACCTCGGAACGTGATAAGCTGCGCATGATAAGCACCCGGCTCACAGAGAGCCAGATTGCAAGCATGGAAAGCAGCGCAAAGGCATTGGGCATCTCAAAGGTTGATGTTATCCGCATGGGTATCGAGTGGGTAGCATCCTACGTTGAGAACATCAAGGCATAAAAAATAAGCTATCAGCTGCAACCACCACGAAGCCACTGATAGCTTATCCACATCACGAAACGAGAACCTGCAACCACCAAGGGGGCAGTCTCCCTTTTCGGAATCTATTATACCAAAAAGGGCTGCTCTCCGCAAGAGTTAGGAGCAAAAAACATGAACTTTCCCACGACAACCGAAGAATTTCTGAAAACACTCGCCCACGGCAAAGAGCCGACCAGCGAGGACAGGGAGTACGCAGAAGCGCTGGGCAAGCTGTCCGAACTGAACTATCGGGCAGGGTACGAAGCGGGAGCAGCCAATCAAAACAGAAAAATCTGATGCCAGCACTAGTGAACACAATATATGGGGTGTATTTTCTTGACATCCTAATATTTTGCGGTTACACTTATTGCACAGCAAAACGAAAGGGGGTGAATGTGTATGAGCAGTCCTTACGCAGAGCGTTACGGTCACACCGTTACCATCAGCGTGACGGAGCGGCAGTTTGCTAGCTTGCAGGAATACTGCATTAAGAACCGGGTTTCCATTTCTGCTGCGTTCCGTGAAGCGTTCTTTACGCTGCATCCGATGGATTCTACCAATGAAAACGAAAAATGATACGTCCGCTAAAGTTTGCCGACCGCAGCGAACGTATCATGTAAACCCTGAGAGAAGCATTCTCTCGCCGTTATTATAGCAGAAAATTGCTTCTCTCACAAGTGAAAAGGAGCTTTTTAATGCAACTTTCTTTGTCTGAGAACATCAAAATATTCAACAACGCCGAGTTTGGCGAAATGCGTGTCACTATCATTGATGATGAGCCGTGGTTTGCTGGAAAAGATGTGGCCATTGCGCTTGGATACAGCAACGCAAGCAAAGCTGTAATGGTTCATGTCGAAGATTGCGACAAGTGCTCTGTAATGGTCAGTTTTGGGGCAGATTCCCAAAACGGGAACGTGCCGTCTGGCGAGAGCAAAACCACGTTTATCAACGAGAGCGGCCTTTACAGTCTGATTTTTAGCAGTAAGCTGGAAAACGCACAGCGGTTCAAGCATTGGGTCACTCACGAGGTCTTGCCGTCCATCCGTAAGAATGGAATGTACATGACCGACAACCTGTTGGAGACGGCTATTGCCAACCCGGACTTTGTGATCGGGCTGATTCAGAACATGAAAGCCGAGAAGGAAAAGAGTGCAGCGTTGCAGATGCAGAACAAGCAGCTCTGTGAGAAGAACGAGGAGATGCAGCCCAAAGCGGACTACTTTGATGACCTCGTGGCGTGGAACGTATCTACCAATTTCCGCTCGACCGCAAAGGAACTGCGTATTCCTGAACGCCTGTTCATCAAGATGCTTATTTCTGACGGTTACATCTACCGTGACAAGAGCAAAGGCATCCTGCCGAAAGCGGGCAAGGGTGACGGTCTCTTTGCCGTCAAGGAATACTGCAACCAGAAAAACAAGCACGGTGGCGTACAGACCAGAGTAACGCCGAAAGGCCGTGAGACGTTCCGTCTGCTTTATGCAAGCATTCGTAGAAACGGATAATTGAGTTTTTCTCATTTTTGAGAAAAACTCATACGGCGGACATTTTTGTCCTCCGTGAAATAGTCCAATAGAAAAGCCAGTGGTTAGAGAGCATCTAGCCGCTGGCTTTTTGTGTTATGCGTTAATCTTGAATGGCAACCACTTCATAAGAGCTATAACCAGTAAATCCACTCAATGGATGAAGCTCAAATGATGCTGTTTGGCCCGAAGCAAGGCTGTCCATGATGTAAGTATACTCACCGCCGACAGGAACTTCATTGCCTTCGGTGCCTTTCATCTTGTAAAGGACGATGACCTTGACCGCATTGCTTGTGAACTGGCTGTTGTTTGTAACCTGTCCAGTGAATCGCAAATCGTAGCCAGAGCCAAGTTTGGAAACGTTTGTAACAGCAAGTTCTCCAGCACGAACAATCTGATTGGCAGGGCTCGCTTCGTGAACGTTCCAGTTCTCTGCGCTTGTCGTATATTCAATTCTTGTCGGCTTAACGCCATCGGAATCAAAAGCGATATAATCGCCATACCAATAAGAATCACCCTCGCCAACCCAGTCCAGCGTTTCAGAATCGGTCTTTAAGACGGAGCCATCTTCGCCGTATACCGTGACATTCAGCGAAACAAAATCAACTGCCCAATCGGTGTTGGGATTTTCAACCAGAACTGCGTAAAACACATAGTATCTCGTTTTACCGTACTCGTATTTAACTTCAAGGTGACTGTGGGATTCCTTAATGTTTATTGGCTGAACTTGCGTTGCATTAGTTTCTTCCAGCTCAATAGGAGCAGACCATTCATCGGGTTTCGTTGTTGCCATTGCGCTAATAGGCATGGCAAGCATCATAGCCGCTGCTAGAGCCGCCGCAATGATTCTCTTTCTCATTTTTGATTCTTCCTTTCTTTGGCTAAAATTTTATATAACGCTTGAAATACCATGTGCCATAAGATACACACCAAAAACCAAAAAAGCGGCGCCGATAATAACGCCCCATATTGAAGCGGCAATCTTTTCGTTCTTTTCTCTTTTTTCTTTGTTCTTGTCATTCTTTTGGTTCATTACAGATTCCTTCCTTTCAAGGCTTGTAAGGCAAGTATAGCACAGAATGTAGACCCTTTGTAGGGGTCTTTTTGTTTTTGCGCGGAATTTTTGGGGCTTGCACAATCAGATGGGGTTTGGTTTGTAAGGATGAGGTGGGTCTTTTTTATTTTTTCGGTGGTTGAGGGACTGACCGGGCGGGGCTGGGCGGCGGCTATATACCCCGCCGGTGGAGACCCAAGCCCCAGCGCACCCGGACAAACTGCACAGCACAGGCAGCAGGGCAGACCATGCAAGGCACGACACACACGCCCGGACGCTGGACACGCTGCACTGATCTGCACCCGATACCAGACCGCCCGCGTTTGGTAGATCGTACCGGTGCGGAACGCTGGAGGGCGTGAAATGTGTCCGAAACTGAGCAGATTTGGACAGCATAATTTTACCATTTTGTGCCAGAAAAGTAAATCAGAAAAATCTTATATTTTTACTCAAAAGGTATTGACATATAAGATATACCTGATATAATAGACTCAAGATAAGACATATCTGATAACCACACATCGCGAAACGCCAAAACAGGAGGACAAAAACCATGAAAATTAACATCACAAAGTACTGGGAACGCCTGCGGGCGGAAGACCTCTTTGCTGCAATCATCCTTGAGGAGGATTTCGACCTTGACGAAAACGGCGCACCTCGTGTGGACTGCACCAACTGGGAGCAAGATTTCCGCGCGGAGCTCAACAGCTATATTACCGCTCCCAAGTGCTGCGAGGAGCGCCGCGAGGACTACCGCAAAGCCCTCACCATCCTCGACGAGATGGAGCAGGCCGCAGCAGAGCAGAGCAACGCCACAGCCGCTCCCGACTACACCGCACTTGCATATACCATCCGCGCCGAACTCAACGCCCGCCACGATCGCAGCGCGTGGGACAAGGCTGTCACGTTGTACGCTCTCGACCTACTGGACGATGTGCAGGAGGGTGCGGACAACATGGAGCGCTTGCCCCTTGACGGTGCAGAGCTTGAACAGTGGGCGCTCAACGGTGCAAGCTGTTGGAAACAGTACAGTAACGACGGTTGCTCCATCTGCTACGACGCTGATATTGCCGCCCGCGTCTGCACACCGTCCGAACTCAAGCGCAAGCACGGCGGGGTGTATGAGCCTAACAGCCGGGAGACGTGGCTTGATGTGCAAGCCCGCGCATTGTACCAGGCTTGCAACCGTATCCGCAAAATCTGCCGCACCAACGGCCTGTATTGCAAGGGGGTGCAGTAATATGCTGGTACTCGATGCAACCCAGTGGGCAGCCCTCTGGTATGTGGGCGGCATAGCATCCGGCTTTCTTCTCTGCCTGGTCTGGCTCAACGACCGGGCAGAGCGATAATATAAGGAGGGCAAAATAATGACAGACTTGGAGCGCAAGTGTAACGAGTACCGAGAGTATAAGCGGCTGGCAGAGCAAGCGGAGCAGATGCGTGACAGCCTGCGAGATGAGATTATCGCCATGATGCAGGGCGCGCCGGAGGTTGTTGCAGGTGCTTGCAAGGTGATGTATAAGGACGTGCAGAGCGTCCGACTCGATAGCAAGCTTTTGCAGGCCGCACACCCTGATATTTACGCCGAGTGCAGCAAGCGCACCACATACAAGCGTTTTAGTGTGGTATGAGGGGGTGCGACAAATGATATTATCTTGTGTCCTGTTCTTCTTCTGGTTTTTTCTCGGCGCTGTTTAAGGCGTCTAAGTGACGCCGATCGGATACTTTAGCGGGGCTGCACCGTAAAGCAACCCCGCCCCAGCCCAAAAGGGCAAAAATATTTTTGCAAGTCCATCTAATGGGGCTTACAATGTGGTATAATCTAATCACAGTTAAGGCCGTGTAACGGCAGGAGGTTTTTTATGTCTCGTATCACCATCAATGATCCCGATAACATGCTGACCGCAAAAGAGCGCGCAAAGATTGCAAAGTGGGAGCGGGCAAAAGAGGCCAGCGGCTGGCGCGCATACCCGTCTACCTGCTCCGCAATCTTTGCCCGTATCCCTATTGAGTGGATAGACAAATATACCGCTCAGCAGCTTGGCGAGATTGCCGCCCTGCTCAAATCCGCATATGACGACGGTGTGCAGTATGGCCGCAATCATGCAGAGTAATGCACAGCCCTTCACCCGGTCAGCAATGGCCGGGTATTTTTTTGTACATATCCTTGACAATCTATGGTATACACATTATTATAATAGTGTCAACTGCAATAGATGGTTTGCAGCTGGCCGGGCCGCCTATCTGACCCGGCGCGGATAGAAATATTTAATTGATGTCGGATATGTCCCCCATCAAAAGGCCTCGCTTCGGCGGGGTCTTTCTTTTTTGCCCTGCTACAACACAGCCCAATACAAGCGTTTACAGCGCGTTTTGTGCCATTCATGCAAGTTATACCGCCAACACAGCAAAACAGCGCACAGGACTTTACAGGTGCGTTTCCTGAGATTTGTCCCATTCTAACGCCACAGATACCAGACCGACAAAAGCGGCTATAATACCACCTGCGCCACGCTGGAGCGTATCACAGCGCCGCAGCACATCCAGCACATACCAGATACCAACGCCACGCCGGACGCTGCACAGGTCAGCACAGCCGCCCTATTATAATAAGGTATATAAGGGCGCACCGCCTGTTATGGATCCATGCCAGACGGCGCAACATACCGCAGACCATGCCACGCCCGGCGGCTTGCGATCTGGCACTGGGTCAACCCGGCACCCTCCACCCGGCGGGGCAGTCCAGTAGCAGGGGGCGCGGCGGGCGGCGCGGAACCACTGGCTGCTCTCGCAGCAGCTCTTTTCGGGCTTTCGCCCGATAGCCAATAGAGGTCAGCAATAGTCGCAGCGTCCCGGCTGAAATAGTTGTAGCAGCTTCTGGAATAGTCGTAGCCAATAGTCGCAGTTTCTCCAATAAAATAGTCGTGGAATAGTCGTAAAGTCGTCAGACAACTAACTTTTGAAAGTCCTATATATAGTATAGTAACGAGAAGTCCGCTGATAGTCGTAGAGTAATAGTCATAGCGTTTTCTTGCGAACCATCGTCAAATAGTTGTGTATTTTTTGTGTGAAATAGTCGTTTGCCTTTTAGAGAAAGAGAGGTGCGATAGTCGCTAAGTCATCCGACTGCATAAAAATCATAATCTATTGCATATAATCACAAATTTATTCATCCTATAGTTATATCTATTTCGTATAACAATCGTACTTATTATAGTATACAGATATAGTTACTCCCGATAATCACGGATTATTTCGTATAATAACTCGTACCATCCGATTCTGCCTGTTCCTACTCGATTTAATTCCCAGTAATAAGCTATGATATTACATCCAATCCATACTACTTTGCTATGAATAGTCATGCCTAATAGTCGCAGTCAAGCTATGCAACATTTCTACATATCAAACCGACTACAAAATGAAGTCAATTCTTCATGTGAAATAGTCGTAGAGGGTGGCAGGTCAGACGTTGCTGCCCTATGCAGGCTAGATGCTGTTGCCGTTGGAGGCCACCCGGTCGGCGCGGTGCGCCGGACGATAGAGGGTGACGTAGCGTATAGGTCAGATAGACGGTCTGCCTATATTCAGCCAATAAGAGCCTAACGGCAGATGCTGGTGACGGTCTGCTCTGCTGGCTAACGGTCTGGTTTTTGGAGATAGAGGGTTGTAGGAGGAAAGAACCTTTGCAAAACATCCGGTTGTTGTTTCCGGTTGTCGCAGTTGTCGCACCATTTCGCCATTTCGGCGTGGGGGCCTCAAACAATTTATTTGTTTGAGGGGGGAGTTAGGGGGATTATAGGGGGTAATAGGGGTTGTAGGGGAAAGAGGGGGAAGAAAGGGGGGAAGATTGGTATACCATGATACCAACGCATACCATTCGTATCAACTGGTACGATTCGTATCACTTGGTATGCAATAGTCGCATCCATTTGCATTCAAACGCATCACACTGATAGTCGCAGCCATATCAGCCCAAACGCCACTCGATCAAGACGGCTCCTGCTCAAAATCAGACCTTGCCGTTTTCTCTCGATAAATAACAGACGAAAAAACACGGAATAGCCGCAGAGGGTAGTTTTACCACCTGACACCATTCCATGCTTTCTGATACAGCAGTTTTGTAGTCGTATGAGCTAAGATTAGATATTCTTGGCTTCTCTTGCCTTGCGCAGACGCTCTGCCAGTGCTTCACGCTGCTCTTCGCTGATCTTACGAGTGACAGGTGACCGGAACTTCACAAGACGCTTCGGCATCAAATAGGTCTTAGATTCCTTGCACCGTTCGGCAGACAGTTCCTCCATGAACTTGTACGTATCAGGGAACTGCTCACAGAGCTTGTCCAGCTTGCGAATGTAAACCGGGTCTACTGTGCAGACCTCTGCGGTATCCTCCGCTGCGTTGAAGGTGATGATGGTTTCACGTTCGATGTTGGTAAGTGCCATAGTTGTTTTCTCCTTTTCGTTATTTCTGGTTGGCTTTCGTTTTTGAGCAATCGTAGCAATACATACACCACTCACATGGAGACGTTTTGTAACAGATTTCTCCTTGCTCTTTTGCCTTGCGATATTTAGCTTCTCTCGCTTCTTGCTCCTTGCGTTCTTTTTCATGCCGTCTGTGTGCATTGGCGATGATGATAGCATGGACAACAGCCATGTTTGGAGCCATAGTCTTTTCCTCCTGTATTTTGTGTAGTGAAAAATATTTATTGGGTTCAGACGATAACTTTATCGCCGTGACCCTATTATCTGTTTTTCTTGCCTATTCTACTGTGGCGATTGGAGCGCAGAAGCGATGTTACATCCACACGCATTCTTTGAACTGCTGAGTCTCCATCTGAAACGTGATGTCCAGTGACCCTACGTTGCCCTCTTTGTTCTTTTCAAGCGCAAAATGATAATGCTGCTCCGGTCGCTTTTTTGTGGTCACGTTCTGTGCCAGCAGAATGATTGCATCTGCGTCCTGCTCGATCTGTCCGCTCTCTCGCAGGTCTGCGGCAGTCGGTGGGATGCCTGCTCTTGCTGTCTCTCGATTGAGCTGCGCGAGAGCCACTACCAGCGTTCCTGTGGACTGCGCAAACTCATGCAGCGCCATGCTGATTTCCGTTACGGCACTGTATCGGTCTTTCGCTCCGGCTTGATGGATAAGCTGCAAATAGTCGATGAACACCACTTTTGCCTGCATCCTAATGGACTGTGTTCTAATCCATCCAACGCCCTTACCGGCAGCGGAGCGGACGTACAGCGGATATTTCTTGATGGCTGCCAGTCGGTCAAGCTCGTTAATGCTGACGGTCTTGTTTTTGACCGTGTGAAGCGGTACGCCCAGTTGGTTTGCGATAATGCGAGCGTAGATGGTATCAGGATCGGTCTCTAGGCTGAAATACGCAACCTTGCGTCCTTTTCTGGCTATTTCACAGGCAAGTTGCAGGGATAGCGCAGTTTTACCGGCAGACGGTCTTCCGCCGATCACAACGAAGTTGCCCGGCACAAGGTGCAAATTGTTGTCCAGCACTTTAAGCCCTGTGCTGATATACTCCGGTTTATCGTCTAGCTTGCGGATGTAATTGTCTATGCCGTCACATATCGGGATGAAATCGCTTCTCTCGTTGTGCAGGTTGATAGCTTCGCCTAGCTGTTCATAGATGCCTGTCAGGTCTGCGTATCTGGTCGAGCCATCAACGATTTTGAACGCAAGCCCTCTGGCTCTGGTCAATGCTGCCTGTTCCTTGACGATTCCAGCCCATCCAAGCATCATATCATGGGTGACGTTTCGGATGAACTCTGCGCCGAAGGCATCCAGACATTCACCCATTGCGTTCTTGCAGTTATCGTACCGCCCCATGACTTCTACCGGGTTCCATTTGTCGTTGTGTTCCCAATAACCACGAATGGCAGCGAATGTATCACGCAGTTCTGGGCAAAAATCGTCGATTTTAAGGTCTTGTAGCACATCGGCGTATTCCGAGAACGTGAGGACTGCCCCCAGCAGGATGTATTGGGTCTGATTTTCAATATTCACCGCAGAAAGTCTCCCTCGTCAGGCAATTCAGCCATTGTCTGCTGATAGCCGCCGTTCCAGTCCTTCACGTTACGCATCCAGTTCCGTGCAGCAGCTTTCCAGTCCTTCATAGGCGATTTGCTGACCTTCCAGCCATTTGCCGTGAAGTGGTCAACAAACCGCTCTGCTTCTGATTCCATGTAGCCCTTATCGGCAAAGTATGCTTTGGCCTGCTCGACAGTCGGTGCTTTGAAGCGTTTGACTTCGTTGGTATTTTTCTTTTCACATTTTTCTTTTTTATCAGATTCAGATACAGAATCAGATACAGATAAGCTACCATTCGTATCAGTTGGTATGTTTGGTATACCATTTATACCATTCGTATCCTGTGATACCATTGGTATGCTTTTGTATTTTTTATCGTTCCAACGCTTGTTTATATTTTTCTTGTTTGCTTCTCGTCTACGCTTATCACGTTCTTCCATCTTCTGCACGTTCATATCATCGAACGCTTTTACGACTTTCCAGAGCATCCGTATAGCACGGTCGTTGTCGTATGCTGGCTCAAGTCTGGTCTCGACGTATTGTGCATAGTTGCGGACGAACGTTCCAAATTCCTCGTCCGTCAATTCGTCCATCGCATGAACGTGTTCCAACAGGAGAATCATTGATGTTCTCGGCTTGTGTTCCTGCTCCATACTCAGTCCTCTTTGTAGCGTTTGTTCCATGCTTCGATAAGTTCTTTTTTAATCTTTTCTTTATCAGCTTCGGAACAATCAGAGTTGTATAGCTTGCTCTCCATGAATACCCGGCACTTGCATCCATTCTTGCCGTTTCCTCTTGTTATAGACATCCAGCTTATCAAATAGTCGCCTAATTCGGCAATGGCAACTTCTCCACCGCAGAACGGGCATCTTTTGAGTTCTGTCATTTTCTAAATCCCTCTCTCGTTCTCGTGATTCGCTTATGAGCCTTTACAAGCCTTTCGCCTTTGCCGTACGCTGGGCGGATATGTTTTGCCTTGATGTACCCGCAAGGCGGCTTCGGCCCAAAGTCGAAAAGGCTCAAGTCCATAATGATGATGCCAAACTTCTTGTTCGTCATATTCAAGCCTCCTTTGGCTCTTCTGGCGCATACGTCCAGTGCGTCACAACATACCAATCGCCGTGTTCTAGTGGGTCATTGAATTCATCTCGCCACGCCTTTTTACCGAATGCTGGCGCATAAAATCCAAGTCTCATGTATCGCTCATAGTCATTTTCGTTTTGGTAGATATGTTTTACCATCAGAATCAACATCGGAGCATCTGACGGCGGCAATTCATCTCGCACAGAATGCCATGCATACTTATCCATCTACATCACCTCATACCATCGGAAACGCCATCCAATGCGTCACCGTCACATCTTCCGGCAGTCTCTCGCCTATCTCATCCCAGAACTGACCGTCTGCGTAACAGCCAAGAAAGTACGCTGTCGGCGAGATTCCTTGCAACATTTTTCCATCTTTATTACACCACGTTGTCTTAGCCGCGAGCAACAAAGGTTGCGTTCGCTCTCGTGGCGGTTCGCTTGCCGGATGCCAAAGTGTGTTACTCATAACCTGTTCTCCATCAAAGAGCCACAGTTCGGGCAGTAGTTCCAACGTGTGTGATGATTTTTTGTGTGGCATCTGCTACACTCGAACCTTGTGAACGTATCGTCCTGTACAATCCATTCAGCGGTACGCTCTAGGCTGTCGGAGCATTTCCCACAACGTCAAAATGGCATTGCCAATACCGCAAGCACAGCATCTAACTCCATTGTAATTCTCGCAGCCATCGCAATATGCTTTCTGGATTCTTTCAATAAGTGCGTTTCGTTCAAGGTATTCTGGATAATTAGCCATTGTCTTTCGCCTCGATTGTTGGCGCAGTGTCGATGTAGTCAAGCACATCGTCTAGCGCGTAGCCCATGTAAGCGTACTCGACAGTAAACTCTTGCTCTAATTCCTGCATCCATTCTTCAATGCGCTTCCGTAGTGCATTGGCATCAATCGGTCTAGCTTCCATTGCTCTTTCTCCTTTCAATCTCATTGTAAACCGCCTTGTAGAACATATCCCACGTTTCATAGTCGCAAGAATCGCCAAAGTCGAACCCAGCCATCTTGCGTTCGGCAATGTCACGTTCAAAGCAATCAAGGGTCTTGTCGGTCAGCTCTGGCAGAAGCGGTGTGATGTATCCGCATACAAAGCTAGGCATATATGACCGTCTGCCCAAGCAATAGCGGACAGCTCAGTTGCAGACCGCTCCAAAGTCATCATTGGTTGGGTCTACCACGCCTTTTGGCACATCCGACTTCAAATCGTTCACGCTGCATTGAAGGGCTTCTGCGAATTTTGCCAGCTTCGATTCTTTTTTCACGCCACGCTTTTGCTTTTCAACGGCACTGACGTACGCACTGGTTGTTCCAATCATCCTTGCAACATCTTTCTGCGTGATGCCAAGTTCAAGCCTGCGCTTTCTGATTTTCTCCCCCGTTGTCATACTCTTCCAGTTCCTTTCTGATTTGCTGGCGTTCAATCTGCTTCAATCTTGCCTTTGCCAGTTTGCGGTTGTCAGCCTTACGAATAGCCCAGTTATTGCGGTGGTTTGCCCACGCTGCAAAATAATGGCTAAACTCGCTTTGGTCGTACCAGCCCTTGCCAATAAGCCCTTTATAGGTCTGCTGACGTTTCATCTTTCTTCTCCCATTCTTTGCATCCACGTTCGTCCCACACAAAGTCTGCAACGTGTTCTGACTGATCGTTCACGCACACGCCCTCCGGCTCTTCGTACCATTTGCAAGAGCCACAGGACGGTTCAGATTTGTTCTTGCAGGATTTTGCCGTGCATCGGATAGCTTTGCCAGCGGAGAACTGCTTGATACCTATGCAGGAGCAATGTTCGGTGGTGCAGTAAATCATTCTTGCTTCCTCCAACCGATAAACTCACACAGGCCAACTGTTTGAGGGTCGCAACGGTGCGTGTATTTGGTATTTTTCAAATCAAACCCAGTCAACGTATTAAAAACAGTTGGCAAATCAAAAAGTTCATCAAATGCTTTGTCCGGAATTTTCGATTCTTTTGTCCAGATAATAGTTGCTCCACACTGTTTGCAACGCCATATAGAACATCTCGTCATTTCCTCTGCCCTCTCTTTCTTCTGTTGAACTGCTCGATCACTCGCTTATACTCTGCATAACACTCCGGGCACAGGTCGCCTGTGTCCCTGCGCCACGCCCAGTCTTTGAAGTATTCGTCAGGATTCATCATTCTACCGCCCTGTACCACTCCGCAGCGGTCGCATACTCGCTTGTGGTAGATTCCTCTGTCAGTTTGCATTATTCATCCTCCCCAACATCCTTGAACAGGATTTCTTTGTCGGCTTTCCAGTCTTTGATTTTGCACGGAATTTCCGTGCCGGGAACGGTCTTTTTCAGACCGTCCATCTGCCAGATGTTCCATGAGATTGTTTCTGCAATGCAATCAAGAAACAAAGGCATAAAACCTATTTCAAGCCGTTTTGCATCAAACCGATACCTAAAATTTTCAACCAGCGTCAGGAACAGGTTGCACCTTGCCAGCAAGAGATTGTCTCCCTGCCACTCATAGCCGTATGTCGACATGTAGGCGCTAATTGCCCAGCACATCCACATATCGTAGTCATGGAACTGCTCTGCCAGAACATTTAGCTTCCTATCCAGCAGACCGATTCTGTCCGGCACAGAAATCATCCGCCCTGTGGTGGTGTCGTACCTGCTTGTAAGGAACGGTGCTTCTCCACAGGTTACTTCAAGACAAGTCTTGTTGATATACTCCTTCCAGTCCTCGCCCTTCAGGTCGTTTTCGGCAACGTCTGCCATCTTCTTGCAAACCCATGTAGGAGTAAACACCTCTGCTTTCTTGCTGGTGCGCTTCTTTTGGTCTGCAAGCCGTTTCTGCACACGAGGAACAAGTTGAACCTTGTCCAGCTGTTCCAGCGTGATTTCATCCGCAAAGCCAACGCCAAGCTCAGGCGGCGGGTCTGTCGCCCAAATGATGTTCTTTCCTGTCGTGCGGTCTCGCAAGAGGACAGGCAGAAACGTGCGTAAGCAAGGGTCGGAAAAGTCAATCAGTTTTCCCATTGGTCAGCCCTCACCATGATTTTGTTTTCCTCTTTCAGCCAGTCCTTGACACAATGAAAGCAATGCTCACGGCTCTGGCAACGCTCTGGGTCACGATGCTTGATAAGCTCGCAGATGCCCCGCGTAAAGTTTTCTGTAATATCCTCGTCCGTCATGGAACGGATAAAATCGCCGTTAGTCATCCTTGACCACCTCTTCTGCTACCTCTCTGTACTCCACATCAATCTCCTTCGGCAAAGCTGTCTGGTACTTCTGGGCGAGCTGTTCTGCGCTCTGGGCATCGCCCAACGGCTGTTCAGGCGGCGCAACGGTGACTTCCACGTTGTCACGCATACCGAAGTAGTTCTTTGCTCGGAAAATCCACTCTGCCGGGTTCTCCTGACCGTACATACCGTTGTATGCCCACATGGACTGCATTTGCAGAATCAGCTTCAGGATATACTTCTGCTGCAAGCTGTCGTCACGGCGCTTGCCTGTCATAATCTGTCTCAGGCTAGGCCATTCGATGCCCAGCACCAGCGCAATCCATTCCACCACAGGGGAGATTCTGGCTTCGATGCAAGCATCAAAGAAGAAATCAAGGCGTTGCTGCACTTCAATGGGGTTGTTCATGTCCACGCTCGGAAGGTCGCCAAAATACTTTGCAGCAATCATGCCTACAACTTTCTTGTCCTCTTCATCGCCGATTCTTGACTGCAAATCTCCTGTGTTCATCATCTTCGACTTCTCGATAGCCAACTCTTGCTGTTCTTTCACTTTTTTACTCACCTGTGATCGGATAGACTTCCGTTTGTTAAGCATCTGTTGCTTCTTCTTCTCTCGCTCTTTCTCGCGCTTTGCAGCGGCTTCTTCTTTCGCCTTTTGCGCTCGCTTCTCACGCTTTTTCTTTTCAGCTTCAGTCAGCGGCGGTCTGCCACGACCACGCTTCGGGGGTGTTGCCATGTATCAGGCCTCCTTTGGAGCGGTCGGCAGTTTCTTCCACCATCCTGTGTATACGAACTCGTCATTGTAGTCGTCAACAAATTCGTTATCAGGTGCACCGGGTTCACGGTGCGCAATGGAAATCGAGCATCCATCCCAAATAAGAACAGACTGATAATCAATCGGCAAACCGTCTCTAATGCTAATCCAATCGTCCATACTCTCACCTCTTCATCTTCGTTTCGATGCTGTCCAGCTTCCGTGCAATCCACCAGACGGAACAGCAGTTGTCCAACTGCTGCCACCAAGCGCACTTCTCTTTCTCGCAGATGCACCGACCAAGCGGATTGCTGGTTAGCTTCATCGGGCAGTAAAGTTCGTTGTCCATTAGTACTCCTTTTCGATATGAACCCTTGCAATGCCGACCATTGTATCATCATGGCATTCCATAATCCTACCGTGACGGAGCGACACACAGTTATATGTAGTGCCACCGTAAAAGCCGGAATTGTCAGTAACCTCGCTTGTCTTCATAAGAAGTTCGTCGTTGTAGTAAAACGGCTCTCCTTCTTTTAGCGAATCAAAACGAACTCTCTTCTTGCTATGCTCTCCACGAATTTCCATACTTACCTCCACCCCATCGCAACTGCCGTGCAAACGACCAGACACACGTTGATAAACAGCCAGACAAGCACTGCCTGCCGTTCCTCAAACAGGCTGTTCGCCATGTTCATGATTGTCCGTTCGGACTGAACTACTGCTGCCAGCAGGACTAAGCAGACCAGCCAGCGAGTTGCAAATTCAAACATTGTTAGCTCCACCTTTCTCTCAACTCTTTTTCGACCTGTTCTGACTTTGCGGTGATGTAATCCGCAAACTCGTCAGGTGTCATGTCCTCGTTTTTGAACTGCCCTACCATCTCCCAGTATCTGTCACCAATGCGGATGATTTTCTGTACCTGTTCATCTGTCAGGTCTGCATCGCACCGAAGGTTCTGAATCAGTGCGCCCCATGTGGTTGCAATGCCGTCCAGAGCCATGCGAAAGCCGTACAACTGGTTTTTCCGTGCGATTTTGCGGAGGTTGGTTGGCTTGACCTGTTTGCCGCACAGAGGGCAGTTCCCGAATTTATTCATCTGACTACTCCTTGTTTGGGGACAAGCTCAAACGTGACTTTTAGCGTTCTATTGCCACGAACTCCCCATGCTTTTTGAATTTTGTTCTTATCGTCACGATCCATTTCTATAATGAAATGGTTCACGACCGCTTCGATTGCTCCGTCAGTCACATCCGATTTGTTTTTCCACATCTGCGAACCATCTTTTCCAGGTGGTGTTATTTTTCCGGCATAGATTTCCCCAAATATCCCACATCCAACATAATATTCAGCCATTTTTATTCTCCTTTCAGCCAGTCGTTCAGCTTTGCCATGCAAGAGGGGCAAAGGACAACGGTTTCATCTCTTATCGAGTAAATCCCTTTATCATCGCCAGAAAGGCACTTTACAATAGAATTGCTTTCAAATTGGTCAAGTTCGTCATCAAACGGTGTCATGTATTTCACATCGTTTGAAAGCGGAAACGCTTCACCGCACCTATCGCATACCATTGTCATTTTTATTCTCCAATCTCTTTAGCAGCGCATCCACGTCATACCGCCAATGGACACGCAGCCTTTTTGCTTTTACCTCTATCCCCTCTTGTTCTGCCCACTGCCAAGGGATGCTCTTGCGGCTCTCGTTGTAACGAAACGCCAGAACCTTTCTGGCAGGGATTGCAAAGGTGCGGCTGACCGCCCGGTAATTGACTATCACATGGGCTGTCTGACCGCTGTACCCCATCGCATCCACCATGTCAGTGATGTGCTTTTCCTTGCGGTATTTGCACTTTGCCTTGTCGTACTTGCCGAACACCTTTTCCAAAGGGATAGAGGGCGTTTCGATGGTTTTCAGTTCAAACAGGTGGTTCATTGGGTAACGGTACACAAGGAAGTCGCAGATGTTGTCGATGGAAAAAGACAGGTTCTCGTTGCCACCGTAGTAGGTGGCAGCACTGTCCTTCAGGCGGTAGCACCACGCATCGGATGGAACGGATGCTTTGAAGTCTGCTTCAAACTGTTTCCCGGTGTTCATTCGTTGTCTCCCGGAATTTTAGGAATTAGCATCCAGAACTTGACTGGGTTTTTATTGTCAATCCACTTTCCGTTTACAAACTTCCTTTTCCCAATCAGATTTTCCCAGATCAAAGAATCGTAAACAGCAAGATAAATTCCATCTTCTTTCGGTTGTTTGTCTTTTACATTTGTCCACGCAATTGATGGAGCGTTTTCAAGCTGTTCGGCAAGTGCCAAAACAAGGTCAGAAGCGGCGTCAAGGGCAACACCTTTATTGTATTCAGAGTAAATTCCGCTGTTCATAAGCGCTTTAGCTTTGGCTTTTTTACTGTTCCCGGTTTCTTTCCACCCTTCAATAATCGGCTCTACGTCAACAAGTCTCATCCTCGTTCACCTCTAAATTCACTTCCGAGATACCGCTTCTTACCACGCTCCCGGTGCTTATCCTCGTAGTCGCGGTGGTATACGCTCTGGCTGTGGTTCAGCTCATACACGAATGCCTTGCGCTCCTCGAAGTCTTTCTTCTCTGCCTTATACTTCTCGCAAGTGTCGTGGCAAGCTGTGTGGCGTGATTTGCAGTTGAGACAACAGGTAATCATTCTATTAACCCCACTGTTCTGCCATTGCTTTTGCAATGCCAGGATAAGTTTTACTTCGTTCTTTTGAATGACCGCCTCCCATCCAATGATTCTTTTCTCGCAATTTTGGCGGCAGCGTCATCATGTAATCGCGCACGTTGTTTGTCTCCTTCAAAAGAGGAAGGCTTTTAAGCCACAAGCAGGTTCGCTTCTGCTCCGGGTGTCCAAACTGCCAGGGATTAATAATCTGGTCTGGCTTTCGGTATAGCGTAGACATCACGCAAACCGGATTCTCAACCACTATATGCGGAACATCCGCGTCGGCGCGGTATTCGTTCTGCTCCACCAGCTGGAACGGGCTGTTTACCTTATGCAGTGCGCCTGTGTGCA